TCAGCGCAACTACTCAGGGTCAGGCATAGAAGGGCTATTAGCGATACACGCTTCATAGTTTGCTTTCTCCTCATCGGTCATTTCGCGCACTTCGTCATCTATCTGAATTAGTGGGTTACTCATATCTATTTCCTGTATCCATATACGCGGACGGTTCCGCTTTGGAATGTTGAAGCAGTCGCCAAAGTTATGCCTGTGTAACTGGTTGCCACGTTGTGCAAACCGTTAAACACGCCTGCGTCCGTTGTGGATGCGTAGTTAGCAGGGCCTACGCGGGTAGGTCGCGCTAGGAACGGGTCGTGAACGTCAAAGGCAAGCGAAAGAAAAGTCGTACTTCCTATCCCAAGAATTGACCACGAAGCAACGTTGTTGTTAGACACGCCTGCAAAAGTATTAGTTGCTATAGCCGTTCCAGTAAATGCACCGTAATAAGACGCTGTAGAGCCTGTCATTTGACCGCTAATGACGGCAAGACCCGCCAGTGTCCCGTTACTTACAACAATGCGGTAGGAGTCATAGTCGGTGCTGAACGCATTGGTTACGGACACGCTGGAAGTTCCAGCCGTTATTGCTTGGGTTTTGACAAGCCACAAACCTATTGAGTCCATAGCGGCAGCGGTAAGCACCTCACCCGGCGAAAAATCTGGTACTGGCATAACTAAAATCCTAACTTGTTATTAAAAGCCGGTGGGCCATTATCCTGCAAACGCCCATAAAAATTGTCATCCAAAATAAAAAACGCTTGGCTTGCAGCAGCCGACAAGGTAAAAGTAAACCGAGTGTCCGACGGTGTACTACTAATCTGCACGCCCTCAATTAAACACTGGTAAGTAACGCCACGCAACACGATAGGCAACCTGAGCAAGTTATAAAACCCTTGCGCTGTCATGCCTAAAAGGTCATTGTTTGACTGCATGGAACTACGGGTAGATACACTAAAGGGCACGTCAGCGGTTTGATCTAGCGTAGAGCGAACATAGGAGGCTAGGTTTCCTGCTTGACTTGTCGAAACATCGTAAGACTTTAAAGTAAAAGTTTTTGATCCTGAGCCGGATGATTGAGACGCTAAACCGTCAGGCTCAACAACGACACGGTTAGCCACGTTGTCGGCAAACGCACGAAAGTTCAGCACGTCATAACTAGTAGTAGGCAAAGTGGGCGTGACACTGCCGTCAGTCAACTCGTAACTGGCAACATATCCTAATTCGTCACGCCCTACCCAGCGGATTGAGTCAAAAGAAAGCCCAAAAATACGGCCCTGTTCGGTTTGGATTAACTGTTGTAACACTTCTAAGACGTTGCCGTTCTCAATGCTTTGAGGCGACACAATAGAACTACCTGCGAGGCTTGGCGAAACGCTGTCAATTTCTATTTCGGTTTCATTTACAAACTCTTCGGCAGCTTCGTAAGTGGTGTAATTAGAAGGCCACCCTTCGGTAGTTACTTGCCGCCCAGCGCCACCCAAAGCGTCCTCAGCAGTAATAGTCCAAGTGTCCTCATTAGCCACCATTCCATACTGGAAAGCAACATCGGAGACACGCCCTCGGAACATAATATAATCCCCTGTGCCGTCACCGTCTGCTGTCAGTGTTACCGAGTTGCCAATAAGAATGGTCGGTAAGGCGTCTATGTTTCTGCCTGTAATAGTGGCAGTGCCAGCCCTAAATGGGTCTTGTAGGTTTTGGCGACCTAAATCAATGTTTACCGTCTGCACATTGTTAATCGTGTTGCCGGTAATAACGACAGACCAAGTGACTTGCATTAGGACACTCGAATGGGTACAGAACCGTTACGGAACATATAGGTACGCAGAGCGTCTACCACGGCGTTAGGGTCTGCCCCCTGCACGTTAATAGTGACATTGTTGCCGCCCATAGAACCCATACGATCAAGCGGGATAACCGCTTCAGGCCCAGCCTCACCAATCATCGCCAGAGTAGGCCCAGTGACAATGCCACCAGCAGCCAACATCGGAATATCGGGAATGTCAAAACCGTTACCGCCAATACCCGGAACCCAACTCGGCACCTTAAAAGACAATTTGCCAAAAGTGTTATTCCACAATTTTGCAATGCCGTTAAATATTGTCTTTACTACGTCAAGCATCAACCTAAAACTAGGGATAGTGACGTTGTTAATCCACCATTTGATGCCACCAAAAACTGCATCAACAATGTTGCGGAAACCCTCAAACTTTTTATAGGCAATGGCAAGAGCCGCAATAAGCGCAATAACGCCAATAACGATAAGGCTTATCGGGTTAAGTGCCATAGCCACGTTAATAGCCATAATGGATAGCGCAATAGCGCCCAGTGCGCCCGCAATGATTAAGAACGTGTTTGGGTTGTCTTGGGCCCATTGCGCAAACTTTTGCAGGACGGGTAGCACCGCCTCGATTGCAGGTAAAAGTGCAGCACCAATAGACTCTTTAGTCTCCGACAATGCGAGCCCTAAACGCTTAAATTGCCCTTCGGCAGTGTTCGCAGCTGTGGTAGCGGCACCGCCCATGGTTTTAGCAATCTCAGCCATGATGTCCTCAAAGGGTGCGCCTTCTTTGACCATCTCGCGGAACTCTGGCGCTAGTTTCCCAAGCGCGGTCATGTTGCCACCTAAAGCCTTTGTAAGGGCATCTGTGACGCTGGACAACGGTTTGCCTGTTGCGGCTGCAATGTCCATAGCCTGAGTGGCTAATTCCTGTGCCCGGGTTACATCGCCAGTAGCGCGAGCCAACTTAGACAACACGGGGCGTAGTTCATCGTCCGCAATGCCTAAAAGTTTGCCCTGCTGGGTTATCCAGTTTTCCGTGGACTCAATAACTGCATCGGTTGCGCCTGTGGTTTGTTTTAACGATCTGGCCAGTTCTGCACTGGCGGCCTCATCAGCGATAGCGCCTTTAGCGGCGTCAAATAATGCAACACCTAAAGCACCAATAGCAGCAGTAGCGGGAAGCATCGCTTTTTTCAGAACGAAGCCAGCCTTAGCGCCAGCGCCTTCTAACTGGTCAAACTCTTTACGGGCTCGCTGAATGCCCTTACCGTCAAAGTCGGTAATAATTGGAATGTTAATAGCCACGACTAAATCCTTGTCTTTCGATCTACGGCTTCCATAATGTCATTGACTAACTTGCGCATTTCGCGTTGCACTTTTTCATCCTGTCGTTCATACGCTCGCCACATAGAGCGAGACGGTTTGCCAAACTTCGAATTAAGAGCTGCAACCATTTGACGGCCTTGCTCGCTGCGGGCAGTGTTGGAAGTATCAAATAAAACCGCCGCAGGGCCTTGCCACCGCACACCAAACGTAGCGAGGTTTTTGGTGTAGCCATTAAACTCTTTAGGTCGTTTGCCTGAAATATAAGCCTTTATGCCTGCGTTCCATTTAAGCCAGTTGCCCATGGATCTACGGCCCTGTGCGGACTGTTGCCAGCGTGGGCGCACCTGAGGCTCGCGCGGTGCGCTAGTAGCACCAAACGGTAAGACAGGGCTAGACGCGCCTTGTGGTGTCCACGACCGGTTAAAACCCGACAACGGCGCTTCTTTCGGTACGAGCCCTTTAGCATCATTGACAATAGGCGAAACTATGACGTTGTAATCCTTTGTAATTTGGCGGCGCAGTTTCTTGTCTAAGTTGTTTAACTCGCGTAGCGCGTCCTTAACACCTGCAACTTCTATGGTGTTATTAACGGGCATTTTTGTTTTGTTCCTTGACTATCGCATCAACCGTATGCAGGTCTTTAATGTCGAAGTCTATCCCATTGGGCCAATACCCTGTGCGAAGTAGCAAAGCTGCTAATGCGTATCGGTAAGTGGCCCTTGGGTAGGGTTTTCGTCTGCCTCTTGTTCCACTACCTCAATGGACACGGCGCGTTTAATGAAGTCGTCAAAGACTACGGGCACTGTAACGCCGTGAACCTTGCAGGACTCGTACGCAAGAAATAGCAAATCCTCATAGCCAATACTGGATGCCATTTCTGAGGCTTTGCGTTTGTACTTGCGTTCGTACTGCACAATGACATAAAGGTTAGTTGCCACCTGTACGGGGCCGTCCCCTAGGTCTACTGCAAGGGTTAGTTTCATGTTGTCTCCTTAGT